CTGCCAGGGTGATTGTGCGCCGCTACTGTTCCGGAATGTGTATGGGCAACAACAACACCATCATCACTACCAGCCTGTGTATTGCCCAAGTGGGTTGCGCTTGATACCGCCATAGCACGCCCCTCTATTCCTGCCACCTGTGTATTGGTCAATTTCGCCCATTGCGTATGGGTCGCAAGCCATGATGCAATTGTGGTTCCCATGATTCCTGGTATAAATGGCTGACAGTAACCAACAGGAAAAGCCGACCATTTCGCATCATCGTTTGTTGTCGACGGGTTCATCAAAACAGCTTTATTACCAGCCACATCATAGAGCAAATCGGCAAATGTTGGGATTTGACCAGCTGCGATTGCCGCCCCACCGTTGAGTGTTATCGTTATCGGAGTTTGACCGTTTGCTGAAAATGTCGGTGTAGTTGTTGTATTGGTTGCTGACGTTTTGACAATCAAACGCACTCCGCCTTGTGTTGTCAGGGCCGACGGATCATAACTTGCCAATAACGCATCGCTTGTTCCTGTATTGACCGCATAGTAATTTTGGTATGGTACTGGTGAATTAATTGAATCGATAGCTGAGTAAAAACACCCGACATTAGCTGCACCAATTGTTAATTGTGAGGTACCATCGGGGACTATCGTAACAGCGGTTACGTCTGAAATACCGTTATAAATTGCACTGGCAACTGTGGCGTAAACATCACCTCCGGAGTCAGTTATTTTTAACCGTCTGCCGGCTGTAAACAACACATCAAAAGTACCATCAATATCAAAAGTTTTTGTTCCAGTGTTTCGGATAACTTTTGTTGTATCAATCCAAATGCTAACTGTAGCAGTCGCTCCTGCTGTTGCGTCTGGGTCTAATCCTATGTAGTCCAGTTCGTAGACCACATTACCCAATGCGTCTTTAACAACAGCGTCATAATAGTCGGTAATCGGTAGCCATATCGGAGCAACCGGATAACCTTGCGAGTTGAAAATGACAGGGTTTGTATTAGCAACCGTTCCGGTGTGGTCGGCATAAACAGCCGCTGGCGTAGTTGTCCCAGTGATGTACCATGTCACACTACCGCCGTTGTTCGGCAGGTCGTTTATGTCGTTATATTCGTTAAAAAATTTGCTTAAAAATACTGTGACTGCCATTTTATTTATCTCGTTGTGTACTGCGGTTAATCGTAGTCTTTGCTAAAACCTCGGCTAGTGTTCGTGGTGGCTGCACACCATTCAATACCATTTTACGCGCTGCTTTGCTGCTCAATGCTCGATTAGTTACATTTCCTGCCGCCATACCACCTACAATTGCAGGTATACCACCTGCATAACCAGTTAATGCACTACCAAGTCCTCCAAGCGTAACACGTTGAGCTGCGCCGTGCGGACTTTCGCGGGTCTTCATAAATTGATGAGCAATATCTTTCAAATCGTTAATTTCTGGATTATGCGAGCTTTTGATATTCGCTACACGCGCTGGTGATATGTCGCCATCAACGCCTTTTACCATATCGTCAAGCGTAAGATATGCGCCATATTGCTGGCGAACTTTAGCAAAAGCCGCAGCATCCGCTGGAGTCATGGAACGCTCTAACGCGCTCATGAGAGACTTTTTAAGCTGTGTGGCATACCATCCGGTTTCGTTGTTTTTAGATAACCTGTCTAAGGTTTTTTTAATGTTGTAAGCCGCTTGCCCGTCAATCTCGCCGCTTGCATTTGTCATCGTGTAAATGTCATCAATAACGTTATTTATGATTTTTGCTTTATCAGGCACAAGCTCTTTATTCGCCAAATTTTCAGCATCCATTAAGTCTCGCATAAATGTATTGTCAATAATGACATTATTTGAAGACAACGCGCTGTCGAACTTACTGCCCAGATTTGTTTCGGCTTTATTAACTGCCTCGCGTAAATTTGATGTATTTTCTCCCATCGTTTTTGACAACGCGGTTTTAAACTGGTCTGTCATTTTTTCAATACTTCCACTTCTTCCTGATAACGGAATGTACTCAAGACTTGCCGCCAACGCGTTCAACGGTTTTGAATTTGTGATCCTATCGGCTGGAATATCAATACCCAATTGTTCGGCTTTTTGTGCTAATGATGCGACCGCAGGGCTTACCTTTCCAGTCATTGCTCTAACTCCAGTCATGGCCGCCTTTCCGGCCAATGGTAAAGATGCGCCAATAGCCGCACCGGTTCCCGCCTCATCAGGATTAATCAAGCCGGCCTGTGCTGCACCTGAAATAGCACCGCCTGCTAACCGTGGCGCAAGTTTAGTGCTTGCCATGCCAGAAGATTCAAGAGCAGTCGCAAGCTGTGGTGCGTATCTTGCCACCTTTCCAGCTTTTGATAGCGCACCACCAGCCGCCCACGTTCCAGCCATTTCCGAGCCAAATTCGCCGGCTTTAAATGGTATGCTTTCTGTTTCAGCACCAAGATTTTTTAATCCCTCTGTTAAGCTTCGTCTGCGTTCAACATTCTGTTGCCCAGTCTTGTCCATTGCATAATCGATAGGCTGCATCAATGTAGCACCGATATTACCAGCTCCCTGCAATGCTCCGAGACCAATGTCGCCCGCTGTGTTCAGTATGGTTTTAGCGATAGACTGCTCTCGTGGTTTGGATTGTTGCATTGGGTCATCTTGCGTTGTGTTATTTTGCTGTGTTGGTGCTACCTCTTGCCAGTCGTCAATTTCTGCCGCTGGTGCTGTAGTTTTTGGCATTTCTTGCCAGTCGTCAATTTCTGGCTGTTGTGTGCGTTGTGTCCGTTCTGGCTCGTTGCTGGTTATTGGGTCGTCGGTTTGTTTGTAGTCGTTAGCCTCTGGATTTTCATCCTCTGCCGCATTGGCTGAGCGAATAGGAGACATGCGGTCTAATGCGGTCATGATTTTATTAACATAATCGCCAGTTTGATGTCGCCAAGTGTTAATGGGGGCTGATTTGTCTGGATGGTGCATAAATTGAGGATTGCGGGCTAAATACTCCGCGCCCTTATCGCCACCGTTATATGCTGCAAGCGCAAGCGGTAACGAACCATGTTTTTTATACAGGTCTGTTAAGTACCGCGCCGCCGCGTCTCGGCTGGCCACAGGGTCATTAATATCACCGCGCCCGTACTGCCGCCACGTTGCTGGCATGAACTGGTGTAGTCCTCGAGCATTTTTATAGCTTCTAGCGGTTGGATTTCCTCCGCTTTCTACCTGCGCCTGAGCGTCTAAAACATCTGCTAAACTAACCATTAGATTTTTACCTGTTTCCATGCGTTGCGACTTGGGCTATATAGATTTTTATAACCCTCCCGTGCTGGTGGCTCTGGCGCGCGTGTCTGCTCTGTTGACTCGGCTTGCTTAGACTGTTGTTCTTTTTCTGGCAAAACCGAGGAAGTTTCTAGTCGTTTCTTAGCCGCAGATATGTCTTTTATTATTCTGTCTATAGAGCTTGTAAACTGGTCTTTACTCATGCCTATGTCAAGCTCACCTACAGCCGCTGTTAGTTTTTTACCTTCTGCATCAGATAACGCGCCCATGCCTTTAAGACTGGCGACCATCGGGACAAAAGCCTGTGATTTCAGGGTTTCAAGGGATTGCTCAAAGTTATACGCATCAGTCCCGCGCATACTTGGCACATAAGACTTAACCCCGATTGCCTTATCTAGCCCAGAATGGTTTTTTACCCTATTAAGCGTGTCTAACATCGTATCAAATGTAGCCAACTGCCCCTGTGTAGCTAATTTCTTTTGCTCTTGTTTTGCTTCAAAATTAGCTTGTTGAAATTCCGTCATCGGCTTTGGTGTGTTAGCCTTGCGTTCAAAATCATCTATTTTTTCATCCAATCGCCATTGATGATTTTGTTTTCCTTCTTCCACGTCATAACGATGCTTTACGCCTTCAAGATTTAATTGATTTGTATAAGTATCTTTAGCGCGTTTCTCTACTTGTTTGTCTTCAATTTCCGCTAAGCTTCTTTGGTAAGGGAGCCTAGCATTCCATTTAGCGGTTTCATGGGTTAGCTCTTGTGCGTTCTTTTCCGCTTCGGTCATACCGGCAATCGCATCAAGAGCATTCAAATCAATATTCTCACCTTTATTAAGCGTTTTTCCCGTGATGTTAGTGAAAATCTGTCCGTAGTTGTTTGCGTGCATAGCATTTGCTAATTGCTGATATTCTGGAGTACCTGGTTTAATTCCAAGTTCGCCAGATTTGCGTTGTAAAGCTGACTTGAAATCAGTAGCAACACTTTTTAACGCGTCCCTCTGCTCAATGCCAAACTTTAATTCGCCCATTTTATTTTCGCGTTCGTTTTGTTGTTGCAAACGTTGTTCCTGCTGTTGAGCAAGTTTTCCAGCCGCTTGTTGGTTGTTGATTTGAGTCCATTTACCCACGCTATCAGCAAGTGACAAAGTGGGCTGAGTGTCTTGATAAGGTACATTTAAAGCCATTTCAACCTCCCAGCCTGCGAGTATTAATAGCGTTGTTGTTCTGGTCGAACTCCCCACCACCTAATGTTGCATTATTACTATTACCAGCCAAATAACGACCCGCTAAATCGGTGAGACTGTTTCCTATTCCCGTGTACATATTTGCGTTGTTTTGCCCGCGTCCATAAGCAATATTACCCGTGTTATCGGCGTAATTACTGCTTGCTCCACTCATTGTATTTGATACATTCTGGTTCTGTTGGGCAACATTTTGAGCATTTTGCGACACGATACCAGCCGATGTTCCCGCAGCGTTTGCACCTGTTCCAACCAAACCGGCAAGCCTGCTATATTGGTTGCCCTGATTATTCGTGTAGCGATTATAAGCGTTTTGTAATGCCTGCTGCCCTTGTCCGTATTGAGTTTGTTGATTGTTAAACGCGTTTTGATATCCCTCTTGACCTTGCTGAAACTGCTGTTGTTTTCGTGCGAAAGCATTTTGATATGCTTGTTGGCCACGATTCCACGCATCGGCAAAGCCAGTGCTGGCAACGCCCTGGGCATAGTTATTCAACTCTTTCATCGTGCGACCAGACATTAACGACCCTTTAGCCGCCGCGCTGTTGTTTACCGATTGCAATCCTTGTTGTAATTGAAATTGATAGCCTGGCGTGGCTTGTAATTCTTCTAATGTTCGGGGCGTAGCAGTATAAGTTCCCGTTCCGTCATTCTGCCATTCATTAGCTGTGAGCGTGTTACTAACCAAAGCAGGAACGCCAGCCATTTGTCCATATTGCTCACGCGTGAACTGGTTGGAAGTCATCGGCGTGTAGCCTAAATCGTTCTGATAATCTTGGGCGGTGAAATTGCGGCTTAACGTATCAGTGTAATTACCGTTTTCATCCGGCAATAGTCCCATGCCCTGTTGTAATGCAGTGTTAGCACGGTTTCCAGCGTCAGTATAATTCGACAGATAGCCTAATGACTCCTGCTTTGCTTTATTCAATATTGGCACGTTGCGGTTACGCGCCTCCTCCGCCAGGCTTTGTTGTTGTAGCATGTTTTCTTGCTGCGCCGCTTGAGCTTGTCCTGACGCTTTGTTTTTTGAGCTATTAGACAGCATTGTGCCGCCAATAGCTCCCGCTGCTCCGATTGCCGCCGCTGTTATTGCTAATGACATTTTAATGACTCCTGTTTTTGTTGTTCGATAACATCCTGAAAAAAAGCAGGCAATTCAGCTAATTCCATCTCCGCGTCTTCGACTGTTTTAGAATTGCTGGCATGTACAGTGATCCACGTTGTTTCCTCTATCACATAAACGGCACGCTCTGACCGCGCTGGCGTTACAAAGAAAGCGGGCGCGGCAATGGTAGTACGTTCACCATCGGGATTGACCACCTCACATTTACCAGTTAAGACTATCGTGATATTTTCGTATTTGTGGATTGCGGTCATGACTAGCGTGTTAGCTGGGACAGTCAATATTCTGCCGTACAGCCCGTCTGCGAATAAATGCGACAGCTCGAGTGGCACCTGCTCTTGTTGCATCGCCGCCATGCCGAGGTCATAAAGATGATTCTTTTCAGCTAACATCACAAAACATCCCGCATATGCTTAAAATCGATTTTAGTATTTTTTTCTTTTTTACAAATCTTGTGTTCGTTTTTAAATCGTTTAACAGCTTCTGCGTCTTCGGTGCGATCCGATACGCCCTCTCCGCAAAAATCACAATACACCATAGGGCTTATATTACCTGCGTGCTGTTCGTCTATTTTTTTTATCACAAGTATGCGCTCACAGCTTTGATAATTGTTTTACTGTCCGCGCCGTCAAAATTTATTGACGATTGAGATGTAATCGTTGTTCTTGCGTTTAAATACATTGTCGTTTTTGCTGCTACAGATACCGACTTGTTATTATCACTGCTGACAGTCGTAAGCAGTGTATTTGTTGTTGATGGTGTACCTAAATAGTGAAATACAGTTAAGCCGCTATCTGTTTCAGAGTTATTAGTTGTTGATAGCGTTGCTTGCATATTAGTAGCAACTGAAGATGCTGTTGAATATAAACACACTGAATAACCCAAATCCCATAATCCAATATGTACGGTAATCGACAGGCCGCCCAGGTTATACCAAGTATTCTGCACTGGTGACGCTTGGGCTCTTAATGCTGTATCTGTAACAGTAATAGTCCATTTTTCTTTAGCTAGTGGGAAACCAAACGGGCATTTTTGAATACTGAAAAACGGGCTAGTAATCGCTGCGTTTGCTAGCGTGTAATCTGTTCCGCCGTACACTGTGATGATAGTTTTCCCGCCGCTGTATGCGCCTACCGCTGTGACTAAAAAGTATTTAACGGTCGTTTGGGTAAGCTTGATACGATTGCCAACACCAATAAAGCCCGTTACATCCGCCGCTATTGAAAACTGAAAAGTTGGGCTGTCGGCGGTTTCGTAGGTACACGCGCCTAAAGCTATCCATCCTGTAGCCGTGCTTTCGCCTGTTCCGCCATTGGCAACCGGCAAAACTCCGGTTACACCAGTTGTCAGCGGCAACCCGACAGCGTTGGTTAAATTAACTACCGATGGCGTGCCAAGATTTGGCGTGACCATCGTTGCATTCGTGCTAAAAACCAAACTACCTGTACCTGTTTCATCACTAACCCATCCTGCTACACCAGCCGAGTTTGTGCCATTTGCTGTTAGTGTTGTCGTTCCCGTTGAGTTTCCGGTAATAACGCCCGATAGATTTGGTATGTTTGTTACGTTACCCGCAGTTAAACTTGGTGCACTACCTGATAACGTACCGCCCAGCGTTAAATTTCCGCTTGTTGTTACGTTTCCAGTTAAGGTTATACCGTTTACCGTACCGTTACCTTGTACTTGCGTAACTGTACCGCTTCCAACTAAAGATACTGCACTAACGGAGTGAGTCCCGGCAGCATCAATCATCAGATATTGACCTACACCAAGCGGGGTAGATGACATTTCACGCGCTACGCCGGTAGACAGACTGTATTGCTCAACAATTACATTTATATTTGCCGTGTCCTGGTTTACCACCTGCAAGTTTTTTAGTACACCAACGCCTGAGGGGACAGTGGGAACAACGGTTATTGCCGTTGTGTTATTAGTTACAGTATGAATTGGATTTACGCCAGTAACAATCCCTGCCTCGGTCATCGTGACGTAATGCCCCGTAATCGGACATTGTGTCGTTGCCACCGCTGCCAAAAGCCTTACTCGCAATGAAATATCAGTTGTACTAATCATAATCCTAACGTCATGTAGCCAAAAATTAACGAATTGATATTGGCAATATTGGCAAGTTGTGCACTGGTAACGTGCTGCCTGTCACCATCGATACCACCCTGCAATCCGTCCAATTCGTCATGATTCGGCGTTGAATAACTGCCTAAACCGTTGTAAAAATGTGTGGGTACGCCATCACCTGAGAGATTTTGCATTTGGCTAAACTGCAAAGCGTTTAAGTGGTAGTGTTGTCCGGTAATGCCACCCTGCAATCCGTCTATATTTTCATGGTTAGGCGTGGTAAAAGTAGCATTACCGTTCAAAAACTGTAAATCATCACCGTTAAATGCGGGTAACAGCATCGCAATATTAGCCTGCTGCTCGGTCAAGTGATAACGCTCTGTAGTGATTCCTCCTTGAATGTCGGTTAAATCATTGTGCTTTGGTGGCGATAGCGTTGCCGCTGCCAGCTTGTCAATAAATCCCTTTAGGTTTGTGAAATACGCACTCCATGTCAAACTGACCATGCGGTCAGTGATTGGGTTACTGAGCGGAGGAATCGGTGTTTTGTCAGTGACTTTGGTCATCGGTTTGCTTCCCCTATTGCCAGTGAAACATCAGTCAACACGAACTTTACGGGGTCAGTCATGCGTAGTCTGAATACCCAGTCACGCGCCTGTCCAAGTCTTCGCCATTCTGCCCGCCGGTAAAACTCGCCACGCCTGCCTATTTCTGTCGGTAGCCGATCGCCAAACGTGTTCCCCTTGTTTCTACTGATTTGCAAATATAACGTAGGGTTTTCGCCTTGTGGGTCGACATTTGTTTCAACGACCGAGCCGTCAGAAACATAAAACGACAGGTTAAACGGCTGCGTCTCTACAATGTAAGTATCAACGCCAAAACTTGCCGACAGAGCTACACCATTAAAAAATGCGAACTCATCAAATATTGGGGCTTCTATAATGTCGTTAATCGTTGTTCCGATGTGGAAAACAAGGGGATTGTTGTACGAATAAAACGCGTAGCAGTTAGTTTGCAAGTCAACAAAAGTATGAACTAATGCGCCGTCGATATATAAATAGCCGTTGTTGTTGTATGCCTCAACGCTGATGGCGTACTTTTGACCGGCATTTAATGTTAAACCTGTTACCGCAGGGAATCCTCGGAAAACATGAAACCCCGTGTTTGTAATGTTGGACATATCGATAGGGCCGTCAACCGATAATACCAATGTTATGCCTCCCCCGGTTGTCCCAGGTTCCCCGGGTTCCCCGGTCGGGGTATATCGAAATCTTATAGTAAAATTCGGCTGCATTGCATGGTCGGGATCTTCGAGCATGTATGAGACCCCAAGACCGGGGCCGAATTCTTGATGTCCTGCTCCATGCGAAGCCATAAATGCACCCGCGCCGAATGTCTGCCCTGTTGTCACAAGCTGGATTGGTAGGTTTGCATTTTGATTTATTAACGCACTGGTTTCTTCTGCAAATGGATAACTATCAAAATGATAAAGCAACGAGGCGGTAACTTGTATGGCACTGCCTGGCGTACTTGCTCCCGCGATAGCTAATCCCTGACCTGTGTCCATCCACGCCCTGAATCTGCTAATCAGCGAATAATTCTGTGTGGCGGCAAAAACATGGTTGAACTGAATCTCTCTAACAAGCTGCGCACCTTCTTCCGTAAATGTGTCTGCGTCAAAATAAGCAAGTCTGCCATTACTATAATTAGACACAATAAATTTTCGGTTAAACGCTACTCCATACCGATATTTACTAAATGCCAGCTTCCACGATTCAATCCTTGACCATGCGCCACTCGTAAAATCATAAAGCCATGTTGCATTATTGTTAAACGTTATCTGATAGAAATATCGCCCATTTAACGCGTAAACAAACCCGTCCGCACTGTCCACTGTTGCGTATTTGTTGATAATATAACTAATGTCTGGTGTGCTGAGTTCAGTAAATCTGCCGCCCTCAATAGTCCCAATTGCCAACATGCCGTAACGGTCGCGGACTAACGCAACAATGCTGGTATTAATCACAGCTAACGAGTCAATGCTTATCAACCCATAAGTGATAGTCGCACCCTGGATTTTGTCAAATGGAAACAATGCGCCGCCATTGTTCACCCAGATTTCTGTTGTCAATTCGCCCAGCAAATACAAATAGCCGTTGTTTGCCACCACTGCTTTTAGATTATCGGGTGATGTCTCAGCACTAGCAAAGTCCAGCGCATTCCACGTTAAACCGTCGTAAAGTTTACTGATAAAAAACTGCTGTGTGTTGCGCCGATTGACGATGAAATAACCGTCCAAAAAAGCACATGAATTACTTCCACCTTGCGGTAACTGGCTTGTTATGTCCGTTATCAGGTAGTTGTTTTTAGTGTCGATTATGTAACCATGATCACGCGTGATTATTAAAACCTGCGTTCCATTGTCGGTTATTGATGCCTCCCCCTGAATGTCAGACTCGTTCGGTAAAGTCACTATTTTGCGTGGTATGCCATAGTCTGAGATTAAAAACAACATCCTGCCTTGCAGTACCAGTATGCCACTCAATGCGGGCATAAAGTACATGGCGCGGGTAGTAAATCCTGATGGGGTGCAAAAATGAATGGTTCCTGGTGTTCCATAGGCTGCAACAGGAGCGCGGTCAGGCTCTTTCGACACGTCAAAATAAACGTTCGTGCGGTCCTGTGCTGAGATAATCACAGCCTTGCTTTTTACATCAGCTCCAAAAATTCTAAGGTCGAATGCCATGATTGTGCTTTAAAAGTTTTTTATTCTGCTTTGTAAAATAGAAGAATAGGCTTGCATGATATAAACCTGCGCAATAAGTCTGTCCTGCTCGTCTTGTGACAGTGTAGAAAAAACAACGCCTTCTAAAAATGTGCTTAACGCGCATATTTTTGTTTCAAGCTCCTGTCTTTCATCAACAACTCTTTGTTGATAAGGTAGTAATTCTTTTTCCATTTTTTAGCCTATTGTGTTTGTTTTAATTGTTTAATGCTCTGTTTTTTGCCAATTCAGCAAGCCAGAACGCTGTTTTTACATCCATTTTTGATGACCTAATAAATAAATCACCATCTTTGTAATGTCCAATAATAAGAACTTCTTCTAAATCTTCTTGCAATGAGCTATTTAATGCTTGTTCAACGGTTAAGTTTGTGGATGCTGGAAACTTCTTTATTTCAGCCATTATCTGCCCCTGAATGAGTCCGAAAAAATGTTGTAACGAGCGAACGCATTACCAGCTAACACAGGGTCAGTCTGCATGGTCAACGACTTAGCATTAGTCATCATAATGTTCTTTTTAGCTTGTCTGGCAATATCAAAGATGTTTTGACTAGCCTGCACTTGATAGCTTGGGGCTAATTCAATAGCCAACATAGCAACCAACATGCGGTAGTAGCCTTGTGGAAAAGCGACACTTTCCGTCACATTGGCAAATTCCGTCAGTTGCTTGTAACTGTAAAAAGTGACTGGTATCGCACTAGATGGTACAGGGTAAAACGTGATGTTATTGAGCGGGTAATCACCATCACAATAAACATACTGAGGGTAATTCGTTTGTAAAGTCTTTAACTGGATAGCGGCATAATCATCGTAATCAACCATGCAAACGGGAAAATCGATATTGCCAGCAGTGCCAGTGATGGCAGTAGTACATGCTTGGATATTGATAGGTCTTGAGCTGTTGAAGTTGCCTCCCGTTCCCCATGTGTAAGTAGCCTGTCCACCAACCAAAGTAAAGTTTTCTTTAGTGACCGTGTTTAAGGTCAAGGGTTCGTTTGCTATCGACTCAATAAGCATGTTGAGCGTGCGTAATGCAGTGTTTGATTCTTCGGCAGTTAGGATGGTGTCAGGACTGTAGACCATGAGCATGGTGAGGGCATCCTGAATAAGGTCACGGGCTGATGCAATCATGGTTATCCCTTTGATAAGTTAGCCCCCATTTCTGAGGGCTATAAAAATTAAACTACTGTTGCGGTTGTCTGTGCAGTTGAGCATGGTCTCCACACAACAATCGTGTACGTTTCGCCTGCGGTTGGTGTGATATTACCGCCAGTTGGATTGACGAACTTGATTGCCAGCGTACCGGCTGCTGATACTCTGGCTCCTGCAATTGCCAAACCCGCTTGGTCTGCCGCTTTGCTGATAGATAAAATCTGGTCAGGAGCTTGCAAAGCGTCACCGACTGATAAGCCCGTGACAGTAAAAGTCTGCTCTGGAGCGGTCACAGTGTTTACCGCTGACGGGGTTAATGCTACTTGTACAACGGCTAAATGTTCAAAACTTGGTAGTGTGTTCGTTACTACGTTTGGTGCTGCGCCTTGTGATGGCATGGTTTGTTCCTCATAAAATTGGTTAAATATGACTCCAAACCTTACGGTTTTTTATCATTGATACAAGGGATGACGATACATTATATCTTAGCCCTGTTAATCTATTACTTTCTGTCGATTCTCTGATTAGTAAAACGGTTTCTTCGGTTAGCTTAGCCATTCCGTTTGAACTACCTGAATGGTTTCCCTCTGATTTTTCCGCCTTGACAATATTTAACCCCATGTGAGCATACATACCGCCTGACTTTATAAGCCTAACTGAGGAAATGCTTGTATTAAACTCTGTCGCAATATTTTTTACTGTGTCGTTAGATTCAGCAATTAACATTACTTGATTTTTACTAAGTGTTGGTGGCTTACCTCTTGGCTTTGCCCTGTCCCGCGTTATCATATCAATCATATTTTGCTTATTGTCGCCTAAATATAAATGATTTGGATTAACGCAACTAGGGTTATCGCAATGATGCAAAACCATCGTTTTTTTTGGTATTTCACCTTTAAAAAGGATGTAAGACACTCTGTGTGCTTGCTGTTCCTTTTCGTATGGTAATTTACCATAACCTTTATCAGACTTGCTGCCTTGCCATTCCCAACATTCAGCGTCACTTAGCTTTGTAACAAACCGCCAAAACCGTTCTTCTATCGGTTGCTTGTGGCTGACTAAATCAACCGTTCCTAATCTTTTAAACCTTTGATAATGGGTGTTGCAATACCCATGACCTTTAATCTTTGTAACTGTACAGCCTTCTACTTTGCACATAATGTACCCCTTGTTAAATGAGGGTACATTATACTATATAATAAGCAGAATAACTATCTTTTAGCCTGATAAGCGGGTACAAAGCTCCGGATAAATTGGCTTAAAACCGTACAATACATCAATACGGCTAAAGAAATTGTCTGATTGTATGTCATATTGGGACACCATTCTCAACGACAACCCAGCCGCCTTAGAACTAGCCCGCGCCGCCTCATTAACACCTTTTGGTAACGGTAAATCGGCACATGCCAACGTAAACGCGTTTTTGTGCATCATGATGTTTTGCGCGTACTGAGTTGAGTTCAATCCGCTCAATATCGTACAAGTAGCACTAATGCCAATGCTGTTAGTTGAGCTTGTCACGTTTTGGAACGCACCGCTAAAAATTGGGTAAGGCGCGATATTAACAGTTGTTGCCCCCGCCAAAGTATCTGCGGTCACAACAAAGTTTTGCAAGCTGCCTGTGGTTACCCGTGACTGCGGATTAACTGCATAAACGCCAGCAATCGTAAACACAGTACCCGCTGTTAATGTCCCAGTCACAGCAGCAGTAGTCAGTGCAAAAGCTGTCGTCGCATCGGATTGAACAGTATTGCCACCACCTTGAGCCGCGCCACCTGTTGCAAAGGTCGAATTGTGAGTCCCTGCTGTGTGGATTGGCACGTTTTGATCCATGTAAAAATCAAAGCCCAGAACATTGCTACCCATGCGACCATTTTTGTAAATGTCGCTAATGGTTTGTTGTGGGTTAAACAGTGTGGCGTTAGCAGTGACTAATCCGGTTTGAGTAGCTGGATTGATGATTGCTGAGCGTTTACCATCACGCGGCGCGGCGTTTTCGTCCAGTTTTTGCTGAGCTTGTGCGACTGCCAATAAAGCTTGTGCGCTTGTTGGTGTGCCGACTAATTGACCAGGTGTGCCGACAAAGTTGTAAACGTTTTTGTACATTTGCAAACCGTCATAGTCGATTTTGTTTGCCAATGCTGCCATTGCTGGCGTGATAAAACGCTTTTTGAAATCGTCGATATTTAACGCCAAATCGACACTTGAGAATGATAAATCGACGTGCGCTTGAGTGGTCAGGGTAACTGGTACATAGGTTTCGACGCTTGCTTGTGGGACAAGTGCTTGACCTGTTGTGACTAGATAGCGTGGTGGTTTGCGGACATTGACAGTCGCGCCAATCTTGCCACCACCATCTCGAAACTGGTCGTCATAATCGCGGTTTACGTTGTCGCTAAAAGTTAGTTGGTTCTCCAACACTTCCAGCGCGTTCATGGTTATTTTTGAGGTTGTTAGTAAAGTGTTAGCCATTACGGCTTGCTCCCTATGAAAAAAGTTAATTTCTCAGAAGGGGAGCGAAACCTTTTGTTTTAACGCTATTTTACTGGTTGACAGGTGTCATTTAACGCATGACTACGAATGTTTGGGTGTGCGGGTCTTCCTCATCCCAGCGCATGGGGTCAAAGCTTTTACACTCCCCCTGCCTTCTCTACCGCACTCAGGATCTGCTTGTTTGCGATTGCTCGCTTATGCTAATTTTGCGCTTGTGTATTAGCGATTGTCAATGTTATTTCAAACCGTGTTCTTTCTTTAGTCGTCGCCAAGTGTCATAGTCCATGTTCTTTTCAGCCGCTTCAATAGCAGCCGTACCAGTCAAAGCCGCACTTCCACCACTTACAGGCGTGATAGGTTTGACCGCCTGGCTAACTCGAACTTGTTTTGCAGGTGGTTGCTGGTTAGCTACGGACAACGCACCGATTTTGATTAGTCGTTGTGTCGGTGTCATGCGTGCCAGTTGTTCTAACAGTGCATCATCTTTGCCAATCAAATAAGCAATTTCCGTGATGTTATCAATTTCTATGATCGCACTGGCTGTAATCGGGTCATCAAATAAAACGCCTGATTTTGCGATAGCATCATCATAGTCTTGGTGCGTTTCTCTGAACGCTTTTTCATGCTCTTGAATGATGCTTTTAGTCGCTTCGACGCTTGACTGTCTTTCGCGTTCGGCTATTGCTTGCGCTATGCGTTGTTCGGTCTGTGCATCGCGCCACGCGTCCAAAGCATCCTGGTAATCATCATTAAATCGACCACCAACATAATCCGCAGGGTTTGGTTTGGTTTCTGGTGGTATTGCTTTAGCCGCCAAAGCCGCCTCTGCCCGTTCTGCCCGTTCTGCCAATTCTTTCTGTTTTGCCACAAGCTCGCGGATTCGTTCCTGAGCATTGCGCTTGGGTTTTTCGGTTTGTTCTTCGCGGTCTTCTTCGTGGTCATCTGGCTCAGTCTCGCCATTTGCATCTGGCTCCGGTGTAACCTGTTCAGTTTCTTCCTGCGCTGGTATCGGCTCATCAATTGCTGTCTCATTGCTTAGTAAGGTGTATCGGCTTGGCTCTACGGCTGGTTCGGCGGTGTATTCTGCT